AACCCGTCAGGAGATTCTAGTTTGGTCTGATGCGGCTATTTACTCTATGCAATATCTAGGGCCACCCTATATTTGGGGCTTCCAGTTGTTGCAGGACAACATCACAATCATGTCGCCTAATGCGGCTATAACCATTAATAATGTGACCTACTGGATGGGAACAGACAAGTTCTTCTCGTATACAGGTCGTGTAGAGACGCTCCCATGCTCGTTGTGGCAATTTATTTTTGATGATATTAATAAAGATCAATCCTTCCAAATATTTGCTGGTTCAAATGAGTCATATAACGAGGTGTGGTGGTTCTATTGCTCACAAAATAGCAATACAGTAGACAGCTATATCATTTACAACTACTTAGAACGCAGTTGGGCATACGGCACTATGGAGCGCACCGCTTGGTTAGACTCTGGTTTACGGCAATATCCAATGGCAGCTGACGGATTAAATAATCGTGTTCTGTACCACGAAGCCGCCGTAGACGATGTATCAGGACTAACCCCTGTACCGATTGAAGCCTACATTCAGTCCTCTGACTTTGACATTGGGGACGGGCATAACTTTGGATTTGTCTGGCGTATCTTGCCTGATATTACCTTTAATGGGTCAAATGTAAACCAACCTAAAGTCACAATGACGGTTCGCCCACGCAGGAACTCAGGTGCCCCATATGGAACGGCAGATACTCCAGAAGTACCTAGCACCCAGAACTACACAAGCCAGCGTACCTATGACGTGCAAGAGTTTGACGGTCAGGTATATACCCGCCTACGAGGTCGCCAGATGGCATTTAGGATTACGTCAACTGGTTTAGGTGTGGCTTGGCAGTTAGGTACTCCTCGTATAGATATTAGGAATGACGGACGTAGGTAATGGCATATACCCCGTTACGCCCACCAAAAGCACCCAACTTACTGGTTGCGCCGACCCAGTATCAACAGCAATATATTGATCAGCTTAACAACGCCTTACGTTTGTACTTCAACCAGATTGATAACGGCATGGCTTTTTTATTATCTAATACGGGCGGGTCAACCTTAAGTTTTCCTCATATTGCAGCATCGGACTCTACTGACCAGTATGCTACGGCAGACAACACTCCTACGGTAATTGCTTTTAATACGCTAGATTCTGGGCTAGGTTTTGATTTACAAGCTCCAGGTATGGCTGTTGCACAGATATCGGGAACGTACAAAATAACGTACAGTGCTCAATTGGTAAACACCGACAATGCTATTCATACCGCTACTTTTTGGTTAAAAGTAAATAACGCTGATATAGCCAATTCTGCTACTATTTTTAGTATTCCAGCTAGAAAAAGCGCTCTTGTACCTTCTTATGTAGCTGGATATTCCGAGGTTACTTTTGAGGTTGAAACGGGAGACGAGGTTGAACTCTATTGGGCTACTGAAAAAGCCTACAGTACAACTGGTCCAATAGATGGGGTTTATATATTCCATGACGTAGCTCAAACCGTACCATATGCAAGACCCGCAGTGCCTTCGGTAATAGGCTCAATAACCTTTGTATCTAGGCTTCCATAGGGAGCATAACAATGATAAACTTGACACCAAATAACCCCAAGGTACGCCTATGAGCTTACACAATCTAGCGCATCACGTTCGAGCAAAAGGGCGTGGCAAAGACAGCATGCTTGTCCATATGACTCCACGAGAAGTTCAGGGGTTACAAGCGCTTGCTAAAGCTAAAGGTGGCACACTAACAATTAACCCAGAAACAGGTTTACCAGAAGCAGGCTTTTTAGATCAGATTCTCCCAGTGGTGGCTATGGCTGCCGCTACGTACTTTACGGCTGGTGCTGCCGCTCCTGCTTTGGCTGGGGCGTTAACTGGTGTAGGTGGTATGAGTGCCGCTACCGCAGCAACCGCAGGTGGTATCTTAGCTGGCGCTGGATCAGGAGCTCTTTATGGTGGTATTGGTGCCGGACTTCAAGGCGGAGACGTTGGCAAAGGCGCTTTAATGGGTGGTCTAGGCGGTGCTATATCTGGGGGTATGGGTGCGTATGACAACGTATTTAGCGCTGCTGGTGCTACACCTCCTGTAGATCCAAATTTAGTCGGTCCCCCAACTCCAGTAGATCCAAATTTAGTTGGTCCTCCAACTCCTGGAACCGTACCACAACCAAATCCAGCAGATGTTAATGCTAAATTTGGCGCTTTTCCAGAAGGACCACCCCCAGCCCCCGGAGCTCCTGGAACTCCCGGTGGACCGCCTACCCAAGAATTTAGACAAGCGTTTAGACCAGACGTAACTCCTCCGCCTACCCCACAAACTCCAGGTGGTATTGTTAACCCAACTAGTTCTTATCAAGGCTACGGACCAATTGGCAGAACACTTACTGCTTCTTTACCCGGTATTGGCGGTGCTATGGGCGAAACTATAGAAGGCGCTCCTGGTGCCGAGCCTTATTCCAGCCAATCCACGTTATCCCCTGATTTTCAAGGTTTTACCCCAGAGCGACCAAACCCATACTACAGAGCTCAATACACACGGTATGCAGCAGGTGGTGGTTTAATGGATGCGTATCAAGCTGGCGGTCCTGTAGAACGTATGTCTATGATGAATACGGCTATGAACCCACAAGGTGGCTTGTATCCCCAAGGGATGATTGACAAGACCCAGTACGCCACTCCAATCCAACGCCCAGTAAGCTCTGAGTTAGTTATGGAAGCTCCTGCTTACGAGCGGTCTAATCCTATGTTAATGGCTGGCGGTGGGGATACACGGAAGAAAAAACGGGCTTCTTTGACTGCTGAGCGCACAATTAACAGCCTTGATCCATATAACGCGGCTATAGCGCAGCTTAACAATGCTCGTTACGGAGCAAATATGTCTGGTATTGGTGCTCTAAATCCAACCATGACTTCGCTTGGAGAATTGCCAGTAATAGCTGGAGCAAAGGGTGGTATCGCTAATTTGGGGGGATACTCAGATGGTGGCAGAATGCTTAAGGGACCTGGTGATGGTATGTCTGATTCTATTCCTGCTTCTATTGGGAATAGACAGCCTGCTCGATTGGCTGATGGGGAGTTTGTGGTTCCGGCGGACGTAGTTAGTCATTTGGGTAACGGCTCCACAGATGCCGGCGCTAGAAAGCTATACGCTATGATGGACAAGGTTCGCAAAGCTAGAACGGGTAAAAAGAAACAGGCTCCAGCAGTAAATACAGGTAGGTTTGTGCCTGCATGAATTTAAAGGTCGTGCCTATTCCTACGCAATTTGTTAACCAAATGTGGGGTCAGGCAGAAGCGCATATTAAAAGCGCTGAAGAGAAGTTTGGTGGAGCAGAGTACACAACCGATCAGATTAAGGTATATCTAGTAACAGGGCAGTGGGTGTTGTTAGTGGCGGTAGATGAGAGTGATGTTGTACATGGTGCGGCAACTGTAAATTTTGTGAATTACCCGAATGACAGAGTTGCTTTTGTAACTGCAATAGGTGGAAAATTAGTAACAAATCCAGATACATTTAAACAAATGTCCGACATATTTAAAGCCAACGGTGCAACCAAGATACAAGGGGTTGCAAAAGAAGCCATAGCTAGGCTGTGGAAGCGCTTTGGTTTTGAAGAAAAGGCTATTTTGGTGGAAGTTAAATTATGAGCATCTTAAGATCAAAACATAGCGGTTGGACCCATGAGGGCAGACGTACACCATATTTTGGTGGCGGAGGTGGCGGTGGGCAACCTACTCAAAGTACTACGTACAGTTCAAATGTTCCTGAGTATGCTCGCCCGTATGTGGAAAACATGCTGGAGTCTACTCAAAAACAAATTTACACTTATAACGACCAAGGGGAACAAACTGGCTTTAGACCTTATCAGCCTTATAGTACTAACCCAAGCGACTATGTAGCGCCGTTTAGTCCAATCCAACAGCAAGCCCAAGCAGGCGTTGCTAATTTACAAACACCTCAACAGTTTCAAGCAGCTACTGGATTAGCCGGCACTGCCGGTATGGGTGGTTTAAGTGCCGCTCAGCAAGCGGGTGCATTAGGTGGTCAAGCTCTTGGGTACGGCGCAACAGGCGCTGAATATGGTGGTTTAGGAGCACAACAAGCTTTGGCTCGTGCTCAGCAAACTGCACAACAAGCTGGTATGTATGGCGGTATGGGAGCTGGCTTTGGTGGTCGTGGTGTACAGGCAGCTGAACAAGGCTTTGGTGCTGGAGAGGCTTTTGCTCGTCAAGCTACTGACCCATACGCAACTCAAGCCTATATGTCTCCATACATGCAGAATGTGGTTGACTACCAAAAGTCTCAAGCATTGCGTGATTTTAATATTGGTCGAGGAATGCGTGGTGCCCAAGCTGTTGGTAAAGGCGCCTTTGGTGGTAGTCGTCAAGCAATTGCAGAATCTGAAGCAGAAAGAGCTTTAGGCAGTCAGTTACAAGGTATTGCTGCACAAGGTTCACAAAAAGCATTTGAAGATGCGCAACGCCAACAACAGTTTGGCGCTAATTTAGGGCTTCAAGGCTTACAGGCTGGTTATGGTGGTCTTGGTTTAGGCATGCAAGGTGCTGGGCTTGGACTTCAAGGTGTTGGTGCTCAACAAGCCGCTGGTCAATTAGGACTTCAGGGTACAGCTCAAGGCATTCAAGGTGCTCAAGCAGGCATGCAGGGCGTTCAAGGTGCTATTGGCGCAGGACAATATGGGTTAGGTGGGTTAGGTGCTGCTACACAGGCGGCTGGTGCTTTAGGGCAACTTGGTCAGCAACAGCTTGGTGCACAGACAAACATACTAAATCTTCAAAGCCAAGTTGGCGCACAGCAACAGGCTCAAGAACAACAGAAGATCAACCAAGCCATTCAAGACTACGCTACACAACAACAGTATCCGTACATGCAGCTCGGCATTATGAACGCAATGCTTAGGGGTTTACCTTTACAAAGCACTTCGACTCAGTCGTATCAAGCCCAGCCTAGTACTGGGCAACAGCTTTTGGGCTATGGTCTTGGCGCATTGGGCGCTTATAAAGCATTTAGTTAAGGACTTACTATGGCTATTCCTTCCGCACCCGCAACGTCGCCAGCCATGGCTGCTGGACGTGGTTCTCCTAATCCCATGCCAGCAGGGTTATCTGCGCTATTAAAGCCTGACTCTACGCCTCGTGGCATGCCGTCTGGAAGCATTAAACAGATTATGTCTCGTGCTAAAAGTTTAAGTGATAGGCAACTGGCGGATGTTTTAGAAGGTAAAAGCTTAGTCGTACCACAATACGTTGCGATGACCGAAGCTATGGGGC